CCAGATATTGATATCCATCGGAGCGACCTCAGCCGTGTAGTTGTTCCCGCAGGATATCTCCATCAAATCTGAATGGAAAAAATCATAATCCATGGAAATATCCTCGCCGCGGGTAGAGCTTTCCTCCACATCGGCGGTCAGCGTGAACACCTGGAATTCCTCATCCCATGCGGCATTGCTCCTGCTGATCCGGCCGAAGGACTTAAAACCGCCGTCCGGCATCCGCACATCGAACCGCTCGTATGGCTCATAGGTCCATGCGTCCCCAAGCCTCATCAGTTCGCAGACCGTCCTGTTGTCTGAGCGGTACCCCGCATAGCCTCCACTGAATCCGGATATGGATGCCGTGAAACGCAGCGTGTAAGATGCACCGGAATAGACACGTACCCGGTTTCCCCGGATGCGCATCTCCACCGTGTACATGGCAGGATTCCCTCTGAGGTCAGCGTTAGGTGTCCGGCTGATGGCCTGGCTGTAGCTGCCAAGCAGCGTGGAGCCCTTGTAAAGCTCCACCCTCTGCGTATCGATATTCAAGCAGCAGAACACGTCCCCGCAGAATACACCCGCCTTGCCGCTGCCGTCTGCCGGGAACGCCAGCCTTGCCCGCAGGTGCAGTTCTTTGAATCCGCTGTACTTCCACGCAAGCTGCCCGCTCCCCTCAAGCTGTGAATACGGCCGGTTCTCATAGCCCTCCCGCCACACCTGCCACTTGCCGGAAAGCGTCGTCCAGTAGGTTTCCGGCAGGGGGTTCTCGTCACGGAAGTCCTCGTACCAGATGAGCGCCGAGTCCGGCTTCCTGCGGAGCATCTCCAGCGTCAGCTTGAAGCCCCTGTCCGGCTGCGCCATGTTCCCGTCCACATCCTTGAATTTCCGTGGTGCAAGCGTGTAGGTGGCGGAGCCGGCGCTCGGCCATTCTGAAAAAGCCGAGCAGACACGGAAACCGTAAAACTGCACCCCTTTCACATCCACCGAGACCGTGATGGTGTGCGTCCCCACAGAGAGGAAGATTCCCTTTGCCAGCACCGACCAGAAGGTGGTTCTCCAGTACGGCCACCACAGCCGGCTTTCCGTGAAACGCTTCCTGCTCCCGTCAATGGAAATGTATATCCCATTTTTATCCCAGAAGGGGAAACAAAGGCGCACAGCAATATCATAAATCCCCGCCGAAGATACCGTAAAACTGTAAGTGGCGGAGCCATTATCCCCCATCGTCACCATGCCCTCCGAAACAGACACGATGCCGGAATAGCTGTCCGGGTTCCCTCCGTTACGGTCAACAATGATATTTTCAAATTCCGTCTTCTGCTCCTTGCCGTAGGCGGTAAGGTAATGCCTGCGGTTGTATGTGCCGGAAAGCAGCGGGTAATCAAAAGAAACCGCATCCCGTCCCTCCATATAGTCGTACACATGGGGAAGCGCCCACGGCACCTTATCGTAGTCATCCCAATAAGCCACGATGGGGATGAATGGCTGCGGCGGCTTGTCATCCGTGAAGTTATAACCGCCCGTCATCCAAAGCTGTGCGGCATAGTAGGTATTGGAAGTCCCCCGGTAGGTCACGCCCATATTTTTTGGTGTATCGTGTATCCTCCAGTTCCACCCGTAGGCGGGCATCCCCAGAAACACTTTATCCGGGTCCATCACTTTCACGGCGTAATCGTAGATGCCCTCCAGCCATGAGCGCGGGGACACCGGCCCCGGCGCACTGCCCGCCCATGCCATGCCGTAGCTCATGATGGAGGCAGTATCGCAGTAATTGTTCAGTTCGCCGTAAACGCACCAGTTCTCCCCGCCGACAGAACCGTTGATGCTGTCCATCCCCGGCAGGCAGATGTTCATCAGCTTTGCAGGGTTGTAGGATTTCACGGTATTGTAAATGTTGCGGAACATAGCCGTGGACTTCGCCGCTGTGGAGTAATCATCCCCTTTCTCCAAATCGATGTCCACGCCGTCACACCACGGGTATTTCTCCATGATCCGCACAAGCTCCGAAAGGAACTTATCCTGCGCCCCGCCCGTGTTTTCCCGCAGCGCCTTGAAGATGCTGTTCGTGCCGTCATTGGCGACCGTCAGCAGCCATTTGATGTGCGGCCACTTTCTGATATACGTCCGCATGGTGGAGCCTTCCGCAATGGAAACGCCGCTCTCGTAGATTTCCCCGGTCGCCCTGACCTTAAAAGAAAAAAGCCCGATCTGGCTGATGCGGTCGCCGTAATCCCGGAGCGCCTGGTACATCCTTGTATTGCCCATGAACGTCCATACCATGATCTGCTTTCCTTTGAGTGTGTCCATCAGAATGTCCCGCCCCCTTCCTGCATCTCCTGCATCGTAAATAATAATCTCGCCGTTTTCCCGCTTTCCAGCGCCACCTTATGTTTGGAATCCCATGCGGCGCTGTACTGGTAGAATCCCTCTTTCTGAAATGCTGCGCCGTTGCGTGTACACTCCCTGCTTTCAGCAAGCAGCGCAATATCATCCTCTGCTTTCACGGCATCGGGAAAAGACACCCTCTGGCCGCCCACGCCCTGGGCAAGCCGCACCGTCCCCGCCGCCATATCCGATTTCGGGTAGATGTGGATATCCAGCGGCGCAGAGGTTTTCCCCATGTTGAAAAGAACCACCGTCTCCTCCGAGCGCACCACGCCGTTGAACCATGCGGGAGCCTTTATCCCGCCATCCTCCCGGAGCTTCTGCAGGCAGGTTTCCGTATGAGGGGCATATCCTGCAAGCCCCGGCCCTTCCTGCAGTTGAAGGTCGGTAAACCAGATGCGCCCGGAGCAGTCGGCAATGGTGGGGACCACCGTCACGCTCACGATGCGCATATCCTTCTTTTTATTGACCACCTCCGCAAGCCGGACAAACTCAGCCATCCAGCGTCCACCTCAGTTCCGAGGGATGCCCCACCCATCCCATTGCCACCGGCCCGCCCTGCAGGAGGATGTCCGTGATGTAGAACTCGCCCGTGCAGTCTGTGATACAGACACGGACGGTGACGGATTTCAGCCTCTCGGATGAGAAGTTTTCCGGGGTAATCTTTGCGGTTGTCCTTGAAAAATATGCCATGCTGACCTCCCATCAATACAGGTCGATAAACCTTGACTCCGTGCTGCCGTCCTCATATTCCAGCACGATCTCAATGCCGACCTGCGAATTCCCGCTCAGTTTCTTTAAATTCTCGGATGCGATCTGCGCCGAGATGGTATAGCTGTCACGGTTGGCGGGATACACCGTCTGCGACAGGCTTTTGGTCATGCCCGCCACGCCCTCCGCCTTAAAGGATGCCGTTCCGCTTGCACCGTTTTCCCCGTCCGCCTCAAAGCCGGAGGACACCCAATACGCAAGCCCGTCATCGGCGCGGGAATTCCGAAGGAGGTTAAACGGCACAAGCTCCGCAATGTCCTCGCTGGACACCACGCTGACGCCCTCTAAGGAATCTGCGGCATTGTCCCACTTGCTCGTGGAGCTGCCCAGGTTCTTAAGCACCGTGGAAAGCTCCAGCACCGTGTTCCACGGCTCCTGCAGGTTGTATTCCCTGCGGACGATCCTCGTGGTGACCGAAAGCCCCAGGTCCTTATCCTCCACCCGCACATAATCCCCAAGCTCCCACGCCTCATGCTCATATCCCGTCAGCACAGACAAATCCATGGCGTTCAGCACATAAGAGACGGTCGGCTTACAGTAATCCGCAAGCCTCATGCGGGTAAATTCAAGCATCTGGTAAGGATTGGTGAATGCGGAGCAGTCCAGGGAGGAAACACGGATTTCCTTGGAATAAGTAAAATCCTCCACATAAGGCTTCCCGCCGTTGATGCTGGCAAAGGTCATGCCGTCTGCACCGACGGCATAAAGCCTTGTGACAAGCCCCGTGGTGTCCACCGTCCGTTCAATATCCTTCATGTTCTTTCCGTACATGAACAGCGCGCCGCTGTCCTTCCCGTTTAAAATAAGCAGATGCACCAGCCGGTTCGGGCAGTCAAACACCAGGTCGCCGCCGTGGAGGTCCGCTACATTCCGAAGGATGGAAAGCGCGTTTTTTTCCGTGGAAGTCCATGTGCGTTTCGTGGTGACCGTGATCGTGCCGACTTTCCATTCCGTGCCGGAAAGTGCATAGGCCATAGCCGCATCCGCCGTCTCCGCATCAAAGGCTTTCTCCTCCTTCCGGACGGAATAGGCAAGGTTGTAAAACTCCGCCTCGGCATACACCTCTGTCACGGCGTTGCCGGAGGCGTCCTTGCTGTCCGTGACCGTGCGGATGATGTACACGTCATCCACGATCTGGATTTTTTTCTCGTTGTCGATATACTTCCGCTTGGCATCGGCAAAGGGGATGGAGAAGGAAAGCGTATCCTCGCCGTTGACCTCGCCCGTCACGATGATGCCGTAGGCGTTTTCCAGCACCGCCTCCCATGCGCCGTTTGAGTCCAGCACCACCGGGCGGGCATAGCCGATTTTCTCGTAGGGGGACTTCGGTATGTCATAAATCTGGATGTCCGTCAGTTTCGGCGTCCTTGCCGTGTCATTTGTAGTGAGAGTCACCCGGAAACGGATGTATGTGCGGGCAGGGGACGGCATCTTCCCGTCCGCGCCCACCGCCGCCCAATCGCTCCAGCTAATGAGGTCATTGCTCGTGGAGGTCTCCACAAGGGGAATGTCCGTCACGCCGGGGATGCACTCACTGGAAACGGACACCTTGCCCGCGCCAGAAATGCCATACTCTACGGCACGGGTATAAAGCACGCCGCTTTCCGGGTACGCGCCATTACTTCCTTTTCGCAGCGTCACACACCCCGGCTCTGCCAGGGCATCCACCGGCCCCGCAATATCGCCTCCGTTGGCAAAGGCCGTGGCACGGAAATAATCCGCCAAATCCTCTGCCGTAAGCTGCGAATCGCAGTCTAAAAACCAGTCGTCAAAGCCGCCCGCAAACCAGTAGGAGCCGGCGTGCATCCCCATGATGAGGTCTGCCGTGCAGGAGCGGTTCAGCTCCCCGGTAAAGGGGAGCGCCGCAGAAACCCACACCGCCCCGCTTTCCCGGTCTCCTATGACATACCACGCCTTCTTATTCCCCGGCTCTATCACGCAGGCAATGAAATACCACCCGTTGTTCACAAAGGAAAAAGGCGGCGTCACCGACTCATCCAGTATCAGGGAGCCTGCGGAATTATACAGCATGATCCTCGGCTTTCCCCGGATGAGGGAAAGGTAGAAAATCGGCTGCCCCGGCCCCTGCCTGGTGTTAAAAATCGGGCAGTAGGTATTTCCGATGGAATAGGTGGTAGGGTTCATCCAGCCGCCCACAATGATCCGTTCCCCAAGGCTCTGGAAAACGGAGCCGTCATTCGTCACTTTCAGATAGGTTTTCTCCGAAGTGGGGTTCGTGATGTTCATGCGGAAATGCCGCCCCTTCTGCCCGCCCCGGAAGCCGGCGCTCGTTCCCGACCAGCCGGAAACAAACATCTTCCTGCCTTTCCCGGAGGAATCGGCGAGCATGGTATCCGCATCCGGGGCATTCTCATTGAACCGCCATAGTCCGTCCTTTGCATACTCAGCAGGGAACTCCCCCGTGAAATCCGTCTGTGTATTTAAAACTGCCTGCAATCCCATAAAAAATCACCTCCAGCGGCTCTTTGCCTGTATTTCAAGTTCCGTGAACGCGGCATTCGATGCCGCCACCTCTACCGTGTTCAGCCCCGCCCCAAGCGTGGGGAAGTTCAGCTCGCCGATATACGGCAGGGCGTTGCGTAGCTTGTTCCCCTCCGCGTCCTCCACCCATGCCGTCATTTTCGCCGTATCAATTACCAGCGTTTCCCCTTCCGAAAGCGTGGCGCTTGCTATTTTCAGCTCCGCCCCGTTTGTGGTGATGCTGATGTACCTGCCCGCCCCGGATGCCAGGACGCCTCTCAGCCGGTACACGGGATTGGAGTATAAGTTCCCAAGCCTCCGCCTAACTGTATGGCTTCCTGCTTCCGTGATGGTGAAAACCTCATCCTCCGCAGCATAGCCAAAGGGGTCAGGGCAGAAAAAAGCAAGGTCAAAGGCCGACGCCAGCCGAACCACCCGCTCAAAGGTGACGCCGCTCTGGAGCCTTGCGTAATACACCCGCCCAGGCTCCGTGTCCAGTTTCAGTTCGCACACCCCTTTGTCCGGGCTTAACCAGCTTACAATCTCATCCTTGCATTCCAGGAGCGCCGCCATCGTCCGCTTGGGAGGGATGAAGCAGGATATCTCTATCACCCGCTCGGAAAGGGACGCGCCCAGGTCAATGAGGCCGTCCCTGCCCGCCATGGAAATGGTGCGGTTTTTCAGCTCCGGCACCCGGTTCTCCGTTGTCATGCGGCTTGCGATACCCATGCTTTTTGATGTGATGCCGTCAAAAGAAAATCCCATCTGTCCGCCCCCTTCCTACGAATAGCCGTTTGCCCGCCGCCCCTGCTGGAGCTGCCGGTAAAGCTGCTGTGAGATTTTGCGGATGTCCTCCTCGCTCCTCACGTTCATTTCCTTCACTTCAATCAACGGACCATTTATGGAGCTTCCCTGCGACGCTCCGTCCCCGCCGTTTCCTGATACGGAAATTTCCTGCAAGGATGCAGAAGGGTTCAGGACCATATCTGCCGCCACGCCGTCCATTGCCTTTGCCACCATGCTCTTACTGTCCTCAATGCCTTTTGCCAGCCCCTTCATGAAGTCCGGCATCCAGCTCTCGTAATCGGTCAGCGGCCCTTCGTCCGGCACGGAGAAGTGCAGGAAGGACTTGATCTTGTTCGCCACGCTGCTCACAGCGTCACCCACAGCTCCGATACAGCTTTTGATGCCGTTCACGATGCCCATGATCATGTCCTTGCCCCACTGCAGGGCTTTTGACGGCAGGCTCGTTATGAAGGAAATCGCCTGGTTGAATCCTTCCTTGATGGAGGACACAATTTTTCCCATGGTCCCCTTAATGCCGCTCCAGATGTTATTGAACACTGTGGTGACCGTACTTTTAATGCTGTTCACGACACTCGTAACCACGGATTTGATGCTGTTCCACACCGTGGAAATGGTGGACTTGATGCCGTTTACCACTGTCGTGACCGCAGTCTTTATTGCATTCCATACCGTGGTTATTACCGTCTTTATCGCATTCAGCACCGTAGTGACTGTATTTTTGATGGCGTTCCATGCCGTGGTGATAAAAGTCTGGATTGCCGTCACCACCGTGGTGACCACGGTCTTTATCCCGTTCCAAATGGTTGTGAATACCGTCTTTATCGCATTTAAGACCGTAGTGATAATGGTCTTGTAAATATTGAAATAAGTGGTGATGATGGTTTTAATCACTTCCACCACTGTGCTGAATATCGTTTTTATCCCTTCCCACAGCCCGGAAAAGAAATCCTTGATCCCGTTCCACACCGCCTGCGCTGTGGAGGAAATGGCCTCCCATGCCGCCGCAAAGAAGTTTTTGATTGCCTCCCATACGGCAATGGCGACCTCCTTCACATTCTCCCAGAGGTTGATCCAGAACTGCCGGAAATCCTCATTCGTGTTCCACAGATAAATAAAGGCCGCCACCAGTGCCGTGATTGCCGCTATGATTAAGAAGATGGGGTTCGCCAGCATGGTGGTGTTTAAGGCAGCAAAGGCAGTCTTTACGGTATTGATGACGCCTGCCACTTTCGGGACAATCGTCATGATTGTGCCGACCGCAGACACCACTTTCCCAACGACAATCAGCACCGGCCCCAAAGCCGCCGCCAATAGTGCGACCGTGGTTATGACTTTCTTCGTCCCCTCGTCCATGCCGTTCAGCCAGTCTACGAACTGCTGCACCCACCCCACAATCATTTTGATGGCGGGCATCAAAAGCTCCCCAAAAGAAATAGCCAGCCCCTCTAAGGCTGACTTTAAAATAGTGATCTGCCCCTGCAGGTTGTCAAGCTGTGTGTCCGCCATCTGCTGCGCCGCGCCGCCGCTGTCGATGATGGACTGCTGCAGGTCATCCCAGGTAGTCCCTGTATTGGCAAGCAGGGCGTTCACGGAGGACAGGTCGGTCTTGTTGAAAATCTGCCCGATGATATTGGACTTCTCCGCCGCCGTCATGCCGTCCATGCTCATGTTCAGGTCACCCAGGATGTCGTTTAAGGAGCGCATATTCCCCTCGGAATCGTAAACATCCAGGCCAAGCTGCTCCATACAGGCAGCCGCCTTGTCGGTGGGGTTCTGCAGGGAAAGGATGACGTTCCTTAAGTGTGTACCGCCCTCCGCGCCCTTGATGCCGTTGTTGGCGAGGATGCCGAGGGCCGTGTTCAGCTCCGCCGTGCCGCCTTTCACGGTCTTGGCAGTCGCACCGATGGTGAGGATGCCCTCGCCAAGCTGCGCCACAGATGTGTTGGTGGTGGAGGCGGTCTTCGCCATCTGGTCAACCATCGTCCCCGCCTCATCCACGCCCATGCCCAGGGCGGACATGGCGTCCGTCACCATGTCCGATGCCGCTGCAAGGTCGATGCCGCCGGCCGCCGCAAGGTTTAAGACAGTGGGCAGCGTGTCGCACATCTGCTGCGTGTCGTACCCGGCAAGGGCGAGGTAGTTCAAAGCCTCCGCACACTCGCTTGCGGAGAATGCTGTCTCGCTGCCCATCTTCTTTGCCAGTGCGGAAAGCGTATCCATTGTATTGACGCTCTCGCCGTTGACCGTGGACATGGCGTCCTTCGTGATGCCCATGGTCGCCTGCACCTGCGACATAGACGACTCAAAATTTGCCGCCGTGCTGACTGCCGCCGTACCGAGGGCAGTCACGCCTGCCGTGACGGGGAGCAGCTTCTGCCCGGCGGAGGAAATGTTATCCCCGACAGTCTTCAGCTTTTCACCCGTGGCGGCGATTTTCTGTAATGCCACAGCGGACTGCCCTGCCTGCCGCTCCAGGTCACGCAGATTGTTTTCCGTTTCGATGATCTCCCTCTGGAGGGCATCGTACTGGTCCTGTGAGATTTCCCCATTGGCAAGGGCCGTGTTTGCCTGCTCTGCGGCGGTCTTTAGGGTCTCCAGCTTTTCCTTCGTCCCCGCCACTGCCTCGCCCAAAAGCCGGTGCTTCTGTGCCAGCAGCTCCGTGTTGCCGGGGTCCAATTTTAAGAGCTTCTCCACATCCCGCAACTGTCCCTGCGTATCCCGGATGGAGGAATTGACTCCCTTTAATGCGGTCTGTAGTTTGGTGGTATCCCCGCCGATCTCAACAGTGATACCCTTGATTCTGTTCGCCACGGCGGACACCCCTTCCTGTTAAAATGCCAAAATAAACCCAGGGGGACGCCGCCTAAAAGCGGTCAAAATCCTCCTGGGTAGCGATTTCCTTATAGCCCTTGTATTCGTCATTCCTGCTCTCTGCGAACATATCGTTGACCATCCCGATGGTAAGCAGGTCAAGGTCGCGGATGGAAAGCCCAAGCTGTACGCACCGGAGCAGGAACAGCGGCGTTGTCATTTCCCGGTCAGTCGGGCGAAGTTTTTTTTAGACTGGACATCCGTCTGCACGTTCAGCCCCCATAGCTGTATCAGCTTCGGAAGCACCTGGTAGATGGAAAAGGTGTTGAATTCATCCAGCCATTCCTCCGGGCTGTCCGGGATTTTGGGGTCTGCGTGTTTCGCCATCACATAGGCGATGTTCTCGAACATCTCCAACGAAAACAAATCTAAGTTGGAACTCTCCTCGTCCCCGTCACCGATGGATTTCTCCAAGGAACGCAGGTCTTTATAAATATCCCGGTGGAACTTCATCCGGTAAATACGCGGGATAGCCGCGGACGCCTTGAAAGGCACCTGCTTCCCGTCAATCTCGATATTCTGTTTCATGCTCATAGGTTATCCCTCCCCTTCTGTATCAGTCGTGCCGCCATTTTCTGTATCACCGCCGGAAGTGCCTCCTGATGCCGCATCCGGCAGGTACACGCTCTTGTACCAGTTCTGGTAGACCTCGTCCGTGGTGCTGTCCCCGGTCTTTGCCTTTACATAGCCGCTCGCCAGCGGAGCCGCCGTGATGGACAGCGTCTCGGTCTGCACCTCGATCTCCTCCTCGTTGGTCTGGGACTCAATGGTCGGCCGCGCCGCCGAGCAGTTGTACAGCACATGGCGGATTTTGCGCACATCGCCGTCAAACTCGAACAGCAGGGCAAAGTTTTCCGTCTCCGCGTTGGCGTTCTCTAAAAGCACCTTATTCTCATCCAGGGCCTCCTTCAGCACGTCGGTGCGGAAGCTCTCCGGCACCATGGCAAGCTCCAGGTCGCCCTCGTAGCCCATGTTGTTGCTGACCGTGTAATAAGCGTAGCCGTCCGCATAAAAATTGCTCGGCTCGCCGTTGGGGTCCAGGGAAAGGGAAACGGCGCCGGGCATCGCAACAGGCGTGCCAAAGGACACCGCCCCGTCCGTCCCCAGCGTCAGCAGCGCGTAATGCACGTTGCAGATATTGAATTTCACTTTATTCTTCTTCGGCATCGTAAACCACCTCCATGTCAAACTGGTAGAGGACCTTGTACAGCTTCTCGCTGGCAATCCAGACCTCCGACTTGTTGTAGAAGATGCGCCGCTTATCCAGCGCGTCCTCCAGTTTCTTCTCCACCGACGGGTCCTTGGTGTCGGTGTACAGCTCTATCTTCACGCCGCTCGCCTTGAAGTACACCATGCCGTCAGCGGCGAAATTGTCGCTCTGCGGCAGGAGGTAGCAGACAAACGGCGGCTCCGGCGATTCACCCTCCGCAAAATGGTCATAGGCGAAGGGGATGCCGGTTTCTTTTAAAAGTGCCAGTAATGTTTTCAAACCCTATCCCTCCAATGCTTTCTGTATCTCTTTTTCAAGCTGCCGGGTGCCGGCCTGCTCCGCCGCCGCGATATGCGGCTTTGCCGGGACGCGCCCGCCGCCCCTCTTGGCGTGGCCGTGTTCCAGAAGGTGCGTCAGTTGGTAGCGGTTCCTGGAATGCACCGTCACTTCCAGCGAATTGGACGTTTCCTTCGTGGTCTTCACCGCCCATGACTTTGCATACTTCCCGGTGTCCTTCGGCGCGTTGGCTTCGATATCCTTCCGCACCGCTGTCCCGGCTTTCTTCACCGCTTTTTTCACATCCTCCGTGGCAAGGTCCGCATATTCGGTCAGCCCCTTCATGATCTCCTCCGCCATCCGGTCGATAGATACGCCGCTCGCCATCCTCACCGCCTCGCTTTCCTGCATTTGAATTTGATGCATTTCTTTTTATAATTCATGTGGTCGATGGCGAGGATGTCGTACAGCTCCCCGCCAAAAACCACCCGGTACCCCGTGGAATCAACCGCGGACGCTTTCCTGCACCAGCGGACAGTAAACGAAACCTCCGATTCATCCGCCACGGTTCCGGCCACATCTGTCTCACTGGTCTGCTTCCCGGCCTCACCGCTTACTGTAGCATGGCAGGAATAATAATCTGCCCATGTGTTTTTGTGGTTGCCGATGCTGTCCACCTCCACGGCATTCTTCTGAAAGGTGATGCGGACATTCAAAAGGGAAACCTCCATCAGAACGCCTCCTTCCGGCTGCCGGAAAGAAGCGCACGGAGCGTCAGCATCATGGCATGGTGGTCGGCATCCTCCCGGTGTTCATACAGATAGGCGGCCGTATACTGTACTGCTATCTCTGCATTTTCCACTGCGTAAAATTCCTGCGTGTCATCCATCCTCGCCACATCCATGCAGATTTTTTCCGATGCCCTGACCATGCTTTCAATCAGGACATCATCATCGTCATAATCCACACGGAGGTAGTTCTTCATTTCTTCCAGCGTCACCGCCATGCCTGCAGCGCCCCCTTTCATTAACCTGCGGATGCGGCCTTCTGCACCAGCACCTTCACTGCCTCCGCAAGGATCATCTTCCCGTCCACACGCTGTGAAGCGAGGAATCCCACCTGCCCGGTGGCTGCAAACAGCTCATTCAGGCGCTTGAAGCTGCGCCCCTGCCTGTCAGCAATCCAATAGTAGCTGAAATCACCGAAAGCGATGGTCTTCGCTCCCGCGGCAATGGCCGGCATATATGCAGAAGTCTTGATGGGGCGGCCTAAGATCATGTCCGGAGCCCCGGCTGTCAGGGACGGCTGCCACAGGTACTGCCCGTTATTGTCCTTCAGCTTGCGGATGGCCTTGATGGTAGAGTCGTTCAGCACCCACACGGATTTCTTGCGGTACGGGGATTTCAGCGAATAATACAGATCCATCAGCTCATCCGCCGTCACTGCCGTGGCAGATGCCGCAGTCACGCCCGTTTCCGCGCCGCCAGTGGCCGCAAGCACCCCTAACGGTTTCCCCTTGCCGTCCCCCGTGAAGAACGCCTCCTCTTCCTTCGCCCCGATGCGGCGGGCAAACTCGCGGGAGATATAGGACTGCAGGTCAAACACGCTGTCGTTCAACAGCTCCTCGGAAACCTTGATCATGGTGCCCAGCTTGTAAGCCCCGATGGAAACCTGCCCGAAGGAATCGTCGCTCTCCGGGTATGCGCCCTCCTCGTCAATCCAGGATGCCGTGCCTTTGGATGCCACCACGGGAATCTTGCGGTCGCCGCTGGAGGTCTTGATGACCTTCGCCATCTGGCGGAAGATGTTCTCCTCCTCCAGCGCCTCCACAAGCGTCCTCTCGTATTCATCCGGCACAAGGTAGCCGCCCTCGGAATCCGTCCCAATCTGCAGGGCGTTGGTGACCGCAGGCATCGGCGCCTTGGAGCGCATGGCGTTCCAGAAGTTCTTCCGGTAGTCGTCAGAGGCGCGCCCCGTCTTATCCTCCCCGCCGTCCGCATCCGCCTTTCCGCCCGGCTTCCCCGTGAGGGGCTTATTCACCGGGCGGTTCAGCTCCGCGTCAAGCGCCTCCTGCCGCTCCAGCCTTGCGATCTCTTTCCCAAGGTCGGTGATCTCCTGCTCCATCTTCGTGTATGCGGCGTCATCCTCTGCGGAAAGGACTCCGTTTTCCTTCCTGTGGGAATCTAAGAATGCCTTTGCCGCCTCCCATGCTTTTGCGCGCTTCTCGCGCAGTTCAAGAATCGTCATAATGAAATCCTCCTTCTTATCGTTTCAATAAATTAAGCCGCTCCATGAGTGCGTCCACGGAACGGCCGGTTTCTGTATCCGGTGCAGGGATTTCTGCCTGCGCCTGGATATCTGCTTTCGGTTTTTCCCCGCCATATTTGGCGGCCAGTTTATTCAAAAGGGCGTTGTTTGCCGCCCTGCGGGAGAACAGCATGGAGCTTGAAGCCGGAGGGAATTTCTTTTCGTCTTCCTCATCCTCTTCGGAACTGTCCCCTTCGCCCTCCTCCGGCTCCTTTTCCGGCTCCGCCTTTGCCCGCGCCATGATCTCATCCGCAAAGCCAAGCTCTACTGCCTTATTTGCATCCATCCACGTTTCCGCATCCATCAGATGCGACAGCTTCGGGCGGGAAAGTCCCGTCTTTAACACATAAGCATTGATGATGGACTCCTTCACTTCGGCAAGCATATCAATGGCCTTCTGCATCTCGGCATGGTCGCCCCAGGCGATGGTGGCGGGATTGTGAATCATAAGCATGGATACCGGGGACACCAGGACGGTGTCGCCTGCCATGGCGACCACACTGGCGGCGCTTGCAGCGATGCCGTCTATTTTTACAGTTACCTTGCCCTTGTAGTTGGAGAGCATATTGTAGATTTGTGCCGCCGCCACGCAGTCGCCGCCCGGCGAATTGATCCACACGGTAATATCACCGCTCCCGGCATTCAGCTCATCCTTGAAAAGCTGCGGCGTGACGTCATCATCAAACCAGCTTTCCTCTGCGATGGTGCCGTTCAGAAACAGAGTCCTCTCCTCCGGAGCCGTCCCCGCCTCCGCCTGGTTCCTCCACTTCCAGAACTTCTTCGTTTTCATTGGATTCCTCCTTCCCTTCCTGGTACGCCGCCCCTGACATCGAAAGCGGCATCATGTTTCCGTTGATAAGATACAGGTCGCCTCCCAATTCCTCCGGGATACGGTCAAGGTTCTCCAGCTCCCGGATGTCGTTTGCGGACATCCACCCGTTCTGCCGCCCCACGGCGTACCCGTTCATGCGGCTCTGGTAGTCGCCCCGGAGCAGGCCGTCCACGTTGAACTTCACAAAGTATTTCTTTTTCTCCTCCGCCGTCAGCAGCGACCGTGCCATGAACTGCTCCCACCTCGACACCCACGGGTCCAGGGTGTATTTCACGAACTCAAGGCTCTGCTGCTCGATGTTGGAGAAGCTGCTCTTTTCCAGATCGCCCACCATGTGCGGAGGCACACGGAAAATCCTCGCAATCTCATTGATCTGGAATTTCCTCGTTTCCAAAAACTGCGCCTGTTCCGGGGAAATGGAAATAGGCGTATACTTCATGCCCTCCTCTAAAACTGCCACCTTGTTTGCGTTGTGGCTGCCGCCGAAGGTGGACTGCCAGCTCTCCCTTACCCTTGAAGGGTCTTTCAGCGTCCCCGGATGCTCCAGCACACCACTCGGCTGTGCGCCGTTGGCGAAGAACTTCGCCCCGTATTCCTCGCAGGCAATCGCCATGCCGATGGCGTTCTTTGCCATGGCAATGGGGGAATAGCCCACCAGCCCGTCAAAGCCGAGTCCGGGGATATGCAGCACCTCCGACGGCGGCAGGATGACCGTGCTGCCCTTCACGGTCGGCGCGTCATCCATGCTCACCGTGTATTCATAATAGAGCTGCCCCTTGCTGTCACGCTCCACGCCCATACGGTCCGGCATCAGCGGATACAGCCCGATGACCTCTCCCTTGCCGTTGCGGATGATCTGTGCGTAAGCATTGCCCCAAAGGAGCAGGTGCGTCATCAGCGTTTCCCGGAACACAAAGGAAGTCATCTCCGGGTTCGGCTCATCATGGAGCAGAAAATACAGCGGGTGTTCCGCCGCTTTCTCCTTCCCGCCGTTATCCGTATAGCGGTACATATGCAGCGGCAGCCCCGCCACCGCTTCTGAAAGTATCCGGACGCAGGAGTACACTGCCGTCATCTGCATGGAAGAACGCTCATTGACACGCTTCCCGCTCGTGCTGCCGCCCATGAAAAAACTGTAGGCGCTGCCGGAAGTCCTGTTCTGTGGTGCGTCCCTCGCCCTGAACAATCCACTGAATAATCCCATAGGAACCACGCTCCCTTCCAAAAGACAGACAGCAGAAAGGCACCGCCAAAGCGATGCCCGTCTGCTGCCTGTGTTATGTGTTTTTTTATTTATTATCTTCCCTGATCTGCTTTATCAGCCTGTCAAGACTCACCCCATCCCGGAATCCTGCACGGTAGTAGTATTCGTTTTCCCGCGTGGCTTCCGAGTTTGTCACATCCTCACACAGCTCCATCATTGCCCTCTGCTCTGCGCTTAACTGCTGGAACAGCAGCTCGTGTGCCTGGTCTGCTTTTTCCGCTTCCGCCGCCTGCTTCTCCGTAAGGGGGTATTCCTTTTTAAAGGTATCATGATGCATCCCCATCCGTTCCGAAATGATAAGCTCAAGGAAATCCTTATCTTCCATCCTTCCACCTCCTTCGCCAGACAGCATAAAGGAATATGTGGAAAATAGCCATATAAGGAACCACCAAGGATTCCGCACACAACTCTGTAAAACATTAAAATACCAACAAACCGCGGCTGTCATACACACTCTCCGAGGTTTCGTTCCCACAGCGGATGGCGCGGTCAAGCCCCATGATGGCTGCCACGGCACCGTCAATCTTCTCCGTGGACTTTTCTTTATCTGCCTTAATATTGCCTGCCGGGTCGGTGCGGATGAAGATGTTGTCCATCATCCACCGGAGAACCGGATGCCCGCCGTGGGCAATCATCTGCTCCAGCACCAGCTTCATCAGCTCCTTGGTGGGCGTGGACATATCCTTGAAGCCCTGGCCGAATGG